CTTCTTCTTCAGTAGTCTCTTCTTCAGTTACTACTTCTTCATCTTTTGCCATTTCAGCCAATTCAGCCATCAACTCTTCTAAGTTGATTTCTTCGTCGTCAGCAGCAGTCATATCGGCACCAGCCATATCATCTGCTTCTAAGTCAGCTTCCATGTCATCTTCCATGCCATCTTCTTCTCCATCCATGTCACCCATTTCTTGAGATAAAATGTCACGAATCATGTCTTTAAGATCGTCTACAGTCATATCTGTATCAGCGATCTCATCATCACCAGCAGGCTCTTCACCTTCTGCATCTTCTTCCTCGTCAGCTTCGTCTTCAGATTCTTCTGAATCATTCTCTGCTTCCTCTTCGTCTTCTTCGTTAATTACTTTTTCTGCTTCTTCAATAGTCTCTTCGATAGTTTCTTCAACAGAAACTTCCTCTTCAGCGATTACCTCTTCTTCAACCTCTTCTTCCATTTCCTGGAGACGTTGAGCTAAGAGTTCTTTCAACTCAGGAGTGATAGACTCTTCTAAAGCAGCTTTAGCGTTAGCGATAGCAGCCTCACGGATAGATTTTGCATCAGCAATTGCTTGCTTGAATAAATCTTTGTTAGCCATAATGTTAACTCGTAATTGTGTACGTCTATTGAATAATGACGCAATATAATTTTATATAGATAAATACCGTATCGAACGATATATTCATATATAAATACATATAAAAACAAAAAACCCGGAAATAAATCCGGGCTCTTCATCCTAAATAGGTTTGCCTAAGGTAGCAGGCTTCTTATAGATTAAGATTTACCTTCAGCTACGGATACTTTTCTGTATTCAGTAACGAGTTTCTTAATCTCACCTAAAGCTTTTCTTGCTCTTCCTTTAGCGGCTTTAGTAGTTCCTTGGTGATTCTCTCTAAACTCTGCATATAGTGAGTCGATTTGTTCGAATAATTGTTCTGTGTTCATAAACTTAAATTTAATTTAGGCTCTTAGTAGGTCCCCTAAGATGCCGTGTAACTTATCATACTTACCTGGTTTAGAAGCAGATCCTTCGTTTAGTGAGATAGGGTTCATAAATGCTCCATGTGTTGATGGATTAGATACAAAATCCCAACATACTAATTCGAAGTCGTCTTGTACTTCTAAGTGACCTTCGTTTGTTGGTTTAACTGAACCGGTACCTCTGGAAGAAATACCGATTACGTGTCCTCCTAAGATAATCTCTTTTACGATATTACCTGAAGGAGTATTTAATAATTCTACTTTACCGCAAAGATCATCTCCGTCCCACCATAGGTCTGTTACTACGTGAGAGGCATTTTTTAAAGATACGATAGCAGATTCTGGGTGGTCTAATTCTCCGTAAGCATTACCTACTTTAACGAAGTTTTCCATGTAGTTCTTTACTTCTCTCTCAAGAACTGCTCTATCATATACCCTGCCATTTTGATTCTTAGCACCGGCTCTTTGCATTACACCGGTAACTTCGAATACACCTTTCTTACCCTTTACCTCGGTAATGGTAGGCTTAAATGGAGTATATTCTACTAATACGTTAGCCATGGTTAGTCGTTTATTACTTTAGTGATAATCTTCTTAAACATCTCTTTGAGAGCTCTTCTTTCTTCAAGCTCATCGTATGGATCAAAGTAAGCACGCTCTTCAAGTTCTTTTTCTCTCATCAGCTTATACTCTTTTTCCTTCTTAGTACCCTGTAGTTGTGCGATTGCCTTATCTATCTTATTGAGCATTTCTCCGTACTTGTCAGCTATCGGCCCACCTTCTGGTTCAGCTTCTTGCTCCATATCTCTCATGATCTGAGCTCTATGTTTCTGTAACTGTGCAAGTTTGGCGTTATTGTCAACTTCATCAACCGGTTCTTCTTCCATTAGATCCTTAGTTTGGATCCCCATACCAGGTAATCCTACTTTGCCACCGCTCTTACGGTACTTGATGTACTCCTCATCTTCTTCTTTACCATCTGCACTAACGTACTTGTCATCATCAGATGGAGCAAACCTACCTACTTTCTCTCCTAGCTGATCTACATCGTGAGAGATGTAATGCTTCATATCATCTTTAAGATCATCTATAGATAGTAAATCTTTATACCTCTTTAATCTTGAAGCATCACCTGACTCTAAGTCGTTCTTAACGGAAATAGCGTAAGCTTTAACTGCGTGATCTTCATCTCTAGGATCTACATCCTTAAGTAGCTGATTAGTTAGTCCAGCAATACGTCTTTTAGTATGATCGTCGTTTTCAATGTTTTGGATAGCTTCGTTAGCGTCGTTTGTGAAGTTTGGCAGCTTTTCTAAGTAACTTATATAGTTATCGCCAGTAACTGTATCAATGTCAGAGTCTCCTTTTCTTGCAACACTCACAAGCATCTTAATCTGTTCTGGTGTAGCATTTTTTAGGTCGATTGTTTGCTGTACAACAGCGGCATCGAGAATATCTCCAATTGTACCAGTTTTTGTTTCAGCATCGATCATTGCTTGAATCTCATCTGCAGATAATACTTTTGCAGGAGCTGGTGAAGACTGAGCTGGTTCTTTTTTGAATCTATCTAAGAAGCCTTCATTCAGCTTAGCTTTCTCCATCTTCTCACCTGGTGCATCTAATTGAACGCTATCTTGCTTAACGTAGTATAGTACGTCTTTAGAAAGATTCTTGATAGCCATCTCTCTACACTTCTCATACTGCTCAGGAGTAACATCCAAAGTACCGTATTTCTTATCAAGTTCAAACTTGATACCAGTATCTAATACATCAGGAGCGATAGTATCAGCTGGTGATGCTGTGGAGTACTTAGGCTCTTCTTTCTTAACTTCTGTGATAGCTCCTTTATTCTTAAGGATACTAACTGTATCGTCAAAGCTATTAACAGTAGATACAAATTGAGGCATCTCAATAGCTGCATCTCTTCTGAATTGAGTCTTAGAAAATTTTCCTTCTAATACTGCGTTGTATTTTTCTTGTAGTGTTCTCATTATCTGTAATCTACTAATTTAGTGCTTGATGGTCTTTTAGGTCTTTCTGCTTTTGTAAAACCCATTTTCTTTAAGAACTGTACAGCTCTGTTATCTCTATCATCTTTAGAGAAAGCAGCAGGTGTAGCATATTGTGCTCCAGTACCTGGTGAAAAGCTAGCTCCAGTACCTGTAGTACTCATCTCAGAAAGTTGCTCTTGAATATAGCTTCTTAAGATTTCTTCTAGCTCTCGCTTTTTCATAAAGTTCTCAGCTCGTTAACTAGTTCGTAATATTGTAACAAATTAACAAGATGGCTATCAGTTACCTTAGCTTGCTTACTGATAGGGGTAATCATTTTTGATACTTCATCAAGCTTGATCTTTGCAATATCGTCTTTTACTCTTTCTTTAGTCTGAGTAATAGCGGTTGAAATCTTTGCGAGTTCTTCGTTGATGAGGGTTCTTAATTTTACTTGAGAGTCTGAGGCATTAATAAACTCTCTTAGTATAGCTTTTTGCTCTGGTAGGAAGTTTTCGTAAGCTCCGTTAAATTTCTCTAGTAAAATTTTATAAGTTAGAAGACGCAAGTCTTTGTCGTACTTAGCGTACTCTTCGACTAGGGTGTCTTTTACGTCTTCTTCGTTCTGTTTTGTATTAGTTAAATGCTCTAATAAAGTTGTCTTATTGTCTACAATGAATTGTGGATCTACTAAGTTCTCACTTTGAGCTTCCATTAAACAATATAAAGCTGCTAATGGCTTGTAATCTCTAACTTTCATAGAGAAGAATTCATCTAGATCGTAACTGTTCTTGATCTCAGCAATAAGGTCGTACTTTTGCTTCTTGATAGCAGTTCTATCTAATGAACGAGAGATCTCTGTAATGGTAGATAAGATTGTCTCTCCTTTACCTTGAGTTACTCCTTTGTTCTTTAAGATATATTCGTATAGTTTGAATTCTTTAACTAATGGTGTTCTACCGGTATAAAATTTCTTTAATACCTTCACTGCAGGTGAGTCTTTGCGAGAAAGAGTATCAGCTGCGATCTGCTTAACTAGCAGTTCGAAGATGAGTCCGGTGTTTTTGTACTTTGAGTGCTTAATTCTCATGAGTATATTATTCTACTAATATAAATATATGTTACTACCCTAAATCTTTAATATTGCTTTCATCAAGCAACCCAGACTCCTCTTCTTTCTTTTCTTCGAAGATTAATTTCTTCTTAGGCTGAAAGAGATCCTTATTTTGGTAGAACACTGATTTAGTTTGTAAGTTGTCGATTTTCGACTCTTCGGATATGTTTATTTCTTGATCTTCTTCGTTGTCGTAACCGCCGTGCATATCATGAGTACCTAATCTATCTCTACCGAATGGACTGTCTTGAGTACCGTAAGTAGAAGCGTGGATTTGAGGTCTTCCTTCAGGATTTACCTCGTCATAACCTACAGGCATCTTAGGAGTATCCATTCCTCTTCTACCGTACATAGAAGCAAGGTCATGAGGTGTACCGTAAGTAACCCCAGATTTAGCTGGGTCATTACCTTCGTTTTCAATCTGAGCAATTCTAAAGGCTCTTTTACTGTCTTCTCTAACTAGATCTCTTTCTTCGTTGAATTGATCTTCAGATAAGTTAAAGATATTTTCGTAAATATAATCTGTAGAGAACATCTTACTCTCTACCATCTGTGAAGCTAAATCCATCTTCTCTTTTAATAGAGCGATTTTTTCCTGCTCGTAAATAATAGATGGAGTAGTTAATTTAAGTTCGAAGTTTGTTAAACCTTCTCCTTTATATCCTTGAACGTATAAATGTACTAAGGCAATCTTAGTTAATTCAGATTCGATAATTCTCTGAATACGTTCAATAGTTCTTGCAAATCTAATATCTTCTGCTGCTAACGTTGCTTTCCCTTGCAAATCTCCTTCGTAACCGAAGTATGCTTTTGGCACTTTGAGTGCAGCAAACATCTTGTCTCTTAGGTACTCAACGTCATTTGTACCGTCGTAATCTAAACCTTTAGTGGTATCGATTCTTGTTGTAGCATCTCCTCCTCTGACTGGAATGTAGAAATCCTCCATCATGTTCTGCATGTTGAATTTCAAGTTATACTGACCTGTCTGTTGGTCAATATAAGGAGTCTTTTTCATACCGTTGATAGTCTTCTGCATAAACTGCTCAACTTCCTGTGGTGGAATTTGACCAACGTTTACATAGAATACCCTCTTCTCAGGAGCTCTCATAATACGGTGAATCAACATCGCATCTTCCATCAAAGTTAACTGCTTGAAGATCTTTCTAGCTGGCTCTAAATAAGAACGTCCGTAAGGTAGGTAGTTGGTATCTGAGATTAATCTAAAGTGTGCTACTTCGTAATTATCTAATTGAATAATCTTATCCTTATGTCTAGGAATGTAGTTTGGATCAGATGATGAAGCGATACCGTCTGGATCGATAGTAAAAGATACTTTAGCTGGTTCATCAGGATCTTGACTCTCATGTCTAACCATACTATACACAGTATAAGGTAGAACATTATATACACCAAACTCTTCTGCTACTTCTAGTTTTAAGAAAAAGTCTCCATACTTACACATATTACGCGTCCATGACCATAAGTTAAACTCAAGGTTTAGTACATCGTAGAATAAGTTGTGAAGGATTTTTTTAACGTTTTCATCAGACGACTTAATAGTTAAGATGTCGCCCATATCGTTTTTAAGAGTAGCTTCGTCAGCTAAGATATCTAATGCAGAAGCAATAATTGGATCTGTATCCATTGCTTCATAATCTGAATATAATTGAATCCTTAACGTCTGATAATTCAGGTTAGGGTTAAATATATTCTTATTATTGTATAAGTAAAGTCTTGAGAATCTATCTACTAAAGAGTTAGTCTCATATCGACCAGTACTCTGGATATGATTAACGTCAGCTACCTTTAGCTGATTTCCGCCGACATTGCGAATTACTACGTCGGTAGAAAATAATCTCTGTAATCTACCAAATAAGGAAGTATCAGCCATGCAAAATGAGTTTAATTATAAATAGGCCTACTATAATAACCAAGATATATCTTGTTCACCATCAGGCGTCTTCATAAGATACGGATTATTTTGCATATTGCCAACATTATAAACAGCAGATTGTCTCTGATTTAGATTACTTATAGCTGATAAATTAGCTCTAGATAAATCCATACCTTGCTGTCTCAACCTTAGTGCTGTATCTCTAACGTATAACCCTGTTGCAAAAGCCATTACTAAGTCATCATTGTAGTTAGTCTGTGCCTGTGCTTTACCGTTCTTCCATATAAAGACTCTCATCTCTTTCAAAAGTCTCTTAGACTTTATAGTTACAGACCTCTCTCTAACATAGTCCATCATCTTAGCAATAACTAAAGGCCTAGTTCTCATAGACATAGTGAAACCGGGAGTCAGGTTTCCTCTCTCCATCTTAGTCATATAACTTTCTACAGTGTCTTGATCTGATTTAGATGAGTAGTAGAAGTTTTGATAGTCTCTCTCGATAATCTGTTCAATAGTAGACCATCCAATATTTGCGTTCTCTACTACTAGCAGTGCGTTGTTGTATTCTGTGGCTACTCCTACTAATAAGTTTCCAAATTCTTTTGGAGGTACCTTACTTTTAAATTCAGCTACTTGAGTTGCTGATTCGATATCAAATATATGAAATGCAGAATAATCCTGTCCATCCCCTCTAGCAACATCGGCAACAACCATATAGCTCTTAGTGTAGTCCGGGTATTCCCATATCCAGTAATCACCGCTTACCCCTCTTTTTTCAGAAGGATCTTGTTGCTGTACTTCTTCATACCAAACTAAATCCTCTGGTTCAAATACTGTATCACCGGATGATAAGAAATCACAATCACACTCTTGAGCTGCCATTCTAGGACCTAAGTCCTTATCCTGCTGATCTCTCCAGTCCTGGTTTCTTTCAGGATGTACCGTCCATGGTAGTTTAATTGGAATAAAACTATTCTCTCCAGTCTCTGCTTTTTCCCAGGTCTGATGGAACCAGTTACCAATTCCGTTGGGTGTTGATAAGGCCATACATTGACCCCCGGTAGCTAGTGTTTGTTGTGCTGCTGCAAAGGTTTCGTCAATATTATCGATAAATGCTGCCTCATCAATTAACAATAACGATACTGCTTCTGAACGTGCAGCATCTGAGTTAGATGATTTAGCTGTAATCCTTGAACCGTTTTTAAGTCTTAAAGATAATTTGTTGTCTTCTACTGCCTTAATCCTTAGCCAGCTAGGAAGCTCTTTGTACATAAACTGTACCTTATTTACTAAGTTACGAGCTGTAGCTTGAGTAGTTGCAAGAGCAAGTACGTTCTTATCTTTATGAAAGATCATTAGCCATAAACTGTAGCCTGCTGCTAGAGTAGAAATACCTAGCTGCCTAGACTTAAGTGTAATAAGGAATTGATGATCTCTAAATAAATGTAATACTTTTCCTTGAAAAGGATAGAGGTTGAATAAGATACGCCCTCTCTGTGGGTGCTGGATATAACAATACTTCTTCATGAAGTACTCAGGATCCTTAGCACACTTAGCGTATTCCTGTATTACTATCTTCTTTACATCCTGTTGACTCATAATGTTATAACTATTCCGATAACAGTACCTACAGTCAATCCTCCTGCCCAGCCTTTGTAGAGATTCCACATACGCTGTCTCCGTAGGGTTTGTTGGTACTTCTTCTGTTTCTCTATCTGGAGATTCTTTTCGTCAATAACACCGTTAAGGTTATTTTTTATATCAATAAGATTGGCAATCTGACCATCCTTAGCAGTCATTGCTTGATTTAGACTTTCTATGTCTCTTAAGTAGCTCTCTAATTCAGATTGACAAAGGTCTCCTTTTTCTAAATCAACGATAATCTCTCTTGCAATCTTTGAAGGAATGCAAACTAAAGTATCTCCGTTATTTGCTATAACGCTCTGTGAAATAGCTGGAAAGCTCAGAAGTAGAAAGCTTACTAAGCTTAGATATTTTACGATTGAATGCATCTCTTTCTTGTTTACGTTTCTCTTCCTCAACACCAATAGCAGCTAAAGCACTGTCGACTTGTAACTGCAACATATCATTCTCTATATCTAATAGAGTAATATGGTTCTCTAAAGAGTCCACTACTGCTTGACTTTTAGCCATATAAGCGTCTAACTCTGCCTTACGTTTATCATGCATGAGAGGAAGTACACCGAAAGCATACATTGCAGCAATTGCTACTGCTACTAGAACCATTAAATTATTTGCCGTAATTTTCATATATATAAATATATGTTAACTAACTTTTAAGTGTACTGATGAAATAGAGCTTTGGGAGCCGGCATAGTTTACAATATCAGTTACAGCGTCTGCTACTTTAGCGGGATCTCCAGTTTCTAAAACCTTTACAACACATAATGCTTGATACTTAGATGAAATCCAATCTGTAGACTTTTCTTTCAGTTCTTCTGCTGTAATGTTAAAATCTCCAAATCTTTTTGCTAGTTCAATAAACTCTTTAACAAAAGCATCTGACAGGTCTACTGCTTTTTTAAGCGCTTCATTCTGTGGTGGTATGTCACCTGCACCATTTTTAGATAAAAGCATCTTCAGTACCCCGCCGCCAATCTTACCTTGAGAAGCTGTTTTACCTTTTAACTCTCCTTGGAAACTTGTTCCATCTGTTGAGAAGGTTCTTAGCTGCATCTTAGCATTAGATTTAAAGTTTACATAAGCATCTTTAGAAGTAGGTGATACGATAGAGGAAGCGTACTCGTCTTTTTCTGATTGTAATTGTCTGGCTCTGACTGTTAATTTGCTTTCAGGTCCTAGCTTTTTTAACGATGCTCCTAGTAGCTTTCTTTCTTCAAACAGCTCTACCATCTGATTGTTTAGCTCAGCGATACTATCGGTCTTGAATTGAATATTCTTTACTGCAGGAGATACAATCCAAATATCAGAAGGATTCCATTTATCGTCTTGAATCTTCCATCCGTTTGCTTTTCTTACTTTTCTCCAGGCTTGGTAAATCCTATCTACAAACTCAGATCCTCTATGGAATTCAAATCCTGTACCGGCATAACCTAATAACATCTTCGCTGTGTTTACGAAAGTACTAGCCCATCCTGGTGAGTTCTGAATAAAGTATGTGATGTCCTCGATAGAGGATGTAGTATCTATATCTTTAGCAATAGACTTTAAATTATCTGGTGTTAGGTCTTTTGATGTAATATCAGATCCTATTTTTTGAGCTAAGGCATTAACTGCACATTGACAAGACTCTTGGATAGCAGTCTGTGCTGCGCCTCCTCCTGATCCTGCGCCTCCTCCAAAGTCAGCAGTCTTCTTTAACTTACTTGTAGTGATTGTATTACCGTCCTTATCTTGTAAGGTAACAGGTCCTTTAGCTGGTGTCCAGTTTTGAAGTTCAGCGACTTTTTCACCTTTAGGATCATAAACAATAAATGTTTCATCTCCTTTATCTAACTCTAAAGCTACGCCGCTCTTAATTTTTTGTATTAAGATATCGACTCTTTCTTCTTTAGTTTTAGAATTTTGCTTACCTAATTCTTTAGGTGTCAAGGGAGTCTCTTTTAGGTCTATACTAAAGACTTCTCTCAAGATCTTGAGGTCGTCTTCGTTAGTGAGGTCCGGGTAACCTTTTTCTGTTCTCCATGACCACTCTTGTATGAGCTTGTCTAGTATATCCATTTTCTATGCTTCTACGCCTGCGAATACATCTTCCTCTCCTCCGCCTGCTGCTGGTTCTTCTGCTCCGGTATCTGCTCCTAAATCGGCGCCTGCTTCTGCTCCGGGGAACTCTCCGTCGCCGCCTCCTTCGGCGCCAAATACATCTTCACCGGATTCTGCATCGGCAAATTGATCGGTAATAGGGCCTGATGCTAGCATGTGAGTAATCTTATCTAGACACTGCTGATATTCTGATACATTATCTAAGAAGTATCTCTTACCTTCCACAGTAGCTTGGAAGCCTTTGCCCATCCACTTTAGTTGAAGATCTTGACCGTTTTTAAACTCTACTTTAAATGTAGAAGGCTTAGGAGACATCCAACCAATCTTCTCTACAAACTCTTCGTAATCGGGAGTAAGTAGATGTACAATAGTCTTCTTTAATGTAGGAAACTTAGCTAAGATTTCAGGTGTTGGATCTGTAACTTCTTCTTCAGACGTTTCTACCTCATCAGCATCAGGAAATTCAGTATCAGGAGTCTCTTCAGCAGGAAGTTCGTCTTCCTCAGCTTCAGAGATTAGACCTTCTGCTAAGAGCTCATAGTAAGCTTCTTCAATAATATCTTTTAACTCTTGCTTAATCATCTTAGTTGTATCTACAGTGATCTTTACCTGTCAGGAAAGGTCTCTTACATTCTGTGCCTTTAACGTGAACTCGACCGCATTTACCGCAGCAAGTTGCTTTTGCTTCTTGTAAGATCTTTTCGTTATATTGTCCGAGGTTGATAGGAAATACCTTGTCAAACTGGTCTTTTACCTTTAGTGTGATTCCGTCGTTGTCTATAACAGTTACATATCCAAATCCTCTTAATCCAATCTTAGTACCTTTCTTAATCTTAGCGAAATCTCCTTTTTTAATCTCTTCAAGATCTACTTCAGGTGGTGCATTGTCGATCTGAGCATCAATTTCGGGTTCTTTGGTTTCAAACTCTAAGTAGTGAGTTGCTTTTGACATGTATTCTCTAGCCATCATTACTTTTTGTTGCCACCAGTTAGGAAAGTCTACTTGATCCTCCATCTGTTCGTAGTGACGAAGTAACTTGTATAACTTAACAGCATACTCTGCAGTATCAAAAGCGTACTGCTTTAACATACCAGGTTCATCGTCGATATGACCTACCGAAAGTGTTTCTTCCATGGTTGGTTTTATATCTCCTTTTTTACGGAAAGATAACGGTGTACCGTTTTTTCTAGCTTGCATGATAACTTTTTTCTGATCTGGAGTAGCGGTTTTTTCAGTACCGTCGGTGGTTGGAACTTCTGTTGTATTTTCGTCTACTCCGTCAGCTGCTGCTTTAATTTTATCGACATGACCTTGAATATAAGAATGTTCTTGAGCTAGTCCCATCATCTCAGCCATATCCATAATTTGATTAGCTACTGCTTCAGCTGCAAATACATCTGCTTCAGTCGCTCCTCTATCTAAGGCCATCTCTTCCATAGCAAATAAAGCATCTTGTAATTTAGCGGCTCTTACTGCTAAGTCCATATCTTCTACCTTGCTTTCGATATCCTGGTAGAGAGTCTTTGCTCCTGGGCACATATGGTAGTGCTTAGTTTGATAATCACCAACTGTAAGTTCTAAGTTAGGGTCTGTTTCGTGCTCTGCTAAAATCTGTTTTACAGCTTCTACGATCATTTGTTTATTAAAAGATATGGCCATGTTATCTTGTTTCTTTATAAATAGAGGTTAATCGTGGTAGTTAATAAACCTACGTAACGCCTTAGCTTTTGTACTGCCTTTATCTTTCATACTGCTAAGTTTCTGTCTAACCTTTGATATTTTAATTTTACCGTCTTCTCCTTTTAAACTAGAATCTCTAGATAAGATTCCGGGATTCATAGCATCATGAGGACCTTCAGTCATTACATAACGATCACCTTCTTTCTTAGCTTCACCGCTCTTCATTAAACTTTTCCACAATGCTGCTGCGTCTGGAGTTTGATGAGCATCGGAGAATAGAGGTCCTAGTTTTTCGTGAGCTAGTCTGTACATCTCTTTTCCGATACCGTACCCTCTATACTCTGGTTTTACGATTACTGAGTCTACTTGGTAGGATCCTTGGTAAGGTTTTAATCTTAGAGCTCCT